TATCATAATAAGAAGTTATGTTTGATAATATATCTAACGGTTGTCCATGTACCTCAAGTCCCTCGTAGTACTTTTCTAAAAAAGACGCAAAAGTACTATACTGAGTAGAAATGAACTCTGGTAACTGTCTTTTTACTAGATTGGATAACCTTATCGCCATTTATTCTTACTCTGCTATTGCAACAAAATTACTTTTTGCAATATCTAATTCTAGGTATTGCTCACGAAATGCAAAAATATCTTTTTTGTATGGTACAGTTCTAATTTCAATTTTGTTATCAATAAAAGAACCTTTAATGATTGTCAAATTATATAATTTAATTTCGCCTTCAAGGTAATTTACCTCTCCTGCATTATTATCCAATATAATTTCAGTACCATCAACGCCTATTCTATATAGTACCATTCTTCCATCGATATCCTTGACATAGACTGTAAAGTTTGGATATTCAGAAACCACAAATCCAGTAGATTGAACTGTGGCACCATCACAATTTTTATCAAATTCATTTTGATAACAAATTTCATAATATGAAGTTGTGTTTAGCAATGGAACAAAATCTTTTCTTAGGATAATCTCAGTCTCATTAGATTGGATTGCTTCATCAGTTCCATCAATAACACCATTAATTTTGCTGTATCTAAACTTACCACCAAACTTTTCTGTGTCTGATAGTTTTACATATTCAACTATAGATTCAATAACAGCAGTTGCAATGTCTTGAGATGCTAGTGTTGTTAACACAGAAGAATAATAAATGTTAGATTTTAACTCAACATATAAAATTGATGGGTCTAATATTACAGGTCTAACAGATCCAACCATATATTCCTTTAATTGTCTCTCCAGTTCTTGCTTAACTGAATTTCCAATAATTGCACCTACTTTTGGTTTGATAACAAGTTTAACAACTCCATATTCAGGGGGAACTTCATCCTCCCCACCATATGAAATGATATCAGATACATTAGGATAAATTTTACTAATAATTGGTTTGAAGTCCTCTGAAGTTACCGCTCTATCTTGTGTGGCAAAATATTTGGGAGCAATGAACTTGATATCGTTAATAGATTCAATGTCAGCGCCACCAAATGACTCTGTAACATTGGTTACGACAGTTGTATTAGGATATTGTGCTCCATTGGTATCAAACATCACTCCATTGAATCTGAACGTCTTGACGCCATTTGATTCTGGACCAGCAGTAATCAAATAAGTAATTTCTAGATAATTTCCTGTACTTAATTTAGTACCAAACGTACCATCTCCAAAAATAATTTCATATTTCTCATCATCTACTTCCTCAACAAAAAATACGTTAGACTGTCCATTTACATCAAGAATATTATCTGCTATTAGATATGGACGTTTTGAAGTTGTATTTTCATTGTCAAATACATTTACTCTAATGGTTGAAGTATCAAGTTGAGGATTACTTAAAATAATTCTATTTGGTTGTGTTTCATCGTATGTGAAGAACTCTCTTACTAATGTTCCTTCATATACTTCAATATTGTTAAAATTAGCAACGCCAGAATTAACTGGAACGGTAACATCTTCTACAACAACATAGTTGTATAATACGTTATCATAATTTGTAATAAAACCTGTCCCTTTTTGTAGAGTCAAAGAGGATGGTTTGATTTGTGATGTAACTGTAGTGGTAAAATCTAATATTGCTTTAGGGGAAACTTTAGATCTTGGTCTGTACCCTAATTGTTTCGCAATCCTTACAACATTATCTCTAAGTGTTGCTGAATCAATAAAAAACTCATTCGCAACAAGATTTGTGTTAAATGCAGTATAGTAAGTATTATATGCTAAAACATCAAGAATATGACTGAGTGCAGAACCCTCAAAATCATAATCAGTGAAATCTGACTGAGTTCTCAAATATGTTTTGAGATTTTCTTTAATTTCTAAGTAATCTAGATTAGTAAGTTGAGAATACGGCACTTTATAGTCTCTCCAAGAATAGGTCTATATTGGTAGGTACATCCTCTCTACCAACAACAATGAAGTCAATTCTTACATCAAATCCATCCAATGATTGATTTGTGGATACTTCTATAGATTTAATAGAAACTCTTGGTTCGTAACTTGTAATTACATCTATTATTTCATCTCTAATTAATCCTGCAGTTATCTCACTTAATGGTTCAAATAATAGATTAATTAGATTTGTACCTAATTGTGAATCAAATAATCTTTCCCCACGTCGGGTGTATAACAAATTCAATAGAGATTGTCTAATTGCAGATACATCTTTCTTTGTCGCAACATCCCCAGTGACAGGATGAGGCTTAAAAGCAATACTCAGATCTTTGAATGTCTGAAATGTGGGCACAAGAATGATATACGACTTCTTCCTTATTTATCTCACTTTCCTATAAAACCATCATCCCATTCTGCCTGACTCAACATGTCCGTTAAAATTTTATTTTTTGAACGTTTGGCAGCAATTTCTAACAATTTATCTGCTGCTGGGTCAGTAATCAATGTCATACCAGATTTGATGAACTCTTCACTTTTATCTACTGGACTATTAGCCATGAAAAAACCCCTCTAAAGGACTACATATGTAGAACTTTTAGAGAGGTTTCTATCTCAGAAGTATTTATCGCCCCTGTCCACGATAACGCTTACGCTTACCGTTACGAGAAGTGGCAGCATACTTCGTATGTTTTCCCATGCCCTGTCGTGTTTTCTTGGGAGTAGACTCAATCATCTTGTCGCCCATCAATCCAACTTTTGCTCTCGCCATAATACCTCTTGGTTTACTTTGTCATTCTAACACCCCTAGGAGCGTTTGTCAAGTGCCTTGTGCAGATAATCAAGTGTCTGTGCTAAGGTCTCGTATTCAGTGCCTCCTGGGCGCTTATACAGGATTTTAAATTGACTTACTTTATCTTCTAATACCTTTATCCTAGTCTCTAAGGAATTCAGGCGATCCAATACCTCCTGTAATGGATTCTTTTCTTGTGATGTTTCCATAACGTGTTTCAATCTCCAATCCGGGGTTCATACCTGTTTCATAAAAATCATTTGCTGCATCTTCAATTTGATCTGCAAATTCATTAAAATCATCAAAACGTTGCTCTTTTAACGTTCCGTCTTTTGTTTTATATGTAATTTTTTGATAGTCGCTCATGGTACTTTAAAATTAGCTAACCTATTTGGAGTATTTAGTGATCCCGCCCCACAAATTACATTCGTTGTCGCTAGTCCGGCAACAATTCCAGTTGGAATTCCTAATGATGTTAATACACTTGTACCCTGTAAAGCAACTGGCGTACCATTTACTAGTACAGTTGGAAAACCTGTTGAAATAATATCCGGATGTGGAATAAAAGGAAGAGTTGGACAAGAATGAATAATTGTTGAATCTCCTACTTTATGTACTAATGATGAATTCATTAATACATTAGGTGATGCTCCTAAAGGTGGTGGTAGATAACCTACAGGTGGCCAACATTGATGTCCAGTTGTGAGATCACTCGGATTGTATAATGCAGGTCGTAATCCCATTAGATGCCCTCCATTTCTCTAAGATCTTGCAACTTTTGCTCGAATGTTTGACGTAACTCCTCATTATATGTATTAAAATCAGTGATATCAGTAAAACATTCAGATTGTAAAGTATCATCTGGTGCTGGTTGTTTTACTTCAGATAAATTCTCAAATTCACGACTTGTACATCCACCTACTAATTGTTGGGAACATATTAATTTAAATATACTTAATATATCATGTTGTGCATCTACAGTCATATGACATAGATATGGATAGTTTTCTAGTATAACTGGAGGCGGTGGTTCGAAAAATGGCGGAAACGGTTTATACTGTTTATAAAATGCTGTCTGTATATTGACAACATAATAAAACCTTAATGCTCGGATTTCGGTAGGTTTATACGATAATATCTGGTCGGCACAACGGATATATGGTAACATTACATCCTCGGCACAACCTGCAGTAATTAAATTACTACTAAACCATGTAAATGGTGTAATTCCCGATGGCTGGAATTGATTTATACTTAACTCGTCCAAAGGGAATTGCTCCCTACCTGGTTTCCATGGTTTCGTAAATCTTCCAAATGAATTATACTTCGCAATTACATCACGCTCTTGTAATATCCATTGCCTATCCCAAAAATTCCTGTCAGTGTAATAACCATTAATTCTGGAAGTGAATAGCGGATATCCGTTACCAGTTCCAGCTGGTGTTTGACTTACAGGTGATGGAAGTGCCGGGGGTTGTACGTTACTAGTTGTTATGAATGGTTCAATAAACAATCCAGGAGCCCACCATGGACTAATACCAACTCGCAAAAATTTCCCTAATGACCTTAAAGTTTCTTGTATACTCTCTTTGCTAGGTAACGGATCCTCTAACATACATGCTATAGGACCCTCTACATCTACATTCAATATATAATGACCACCTGGTCCATATACCGGATGTGTGCCTAATACGTTCCATAATGGTATGGACTGGAAATCAAATTGACATGTGTCATACGGCGAAATATATTTGGGTATAACATCACTTCCAAAATTACCACCCCCAAAACTTTCCAGCATGTCTTTGATTATGGGATTTAATGGTGGAATTACCGGTTTGAACTCAAATAATCCTGCCGGTATTGAACTTATCTCAGGTTTTGCAGCTAGTCGAATTGCCGTCTCTGGTAACGGATAAAATCCTGTGGTTACTCCATTTGGTACAATAATTCCCATTCAACTTTTCACGGCGATTTTTTCTGGGCGAATTTTTTTTATTCTCGATGATATTTATCGCTCGTTTGGATACTTTTGTAGGTTAGAAAGTGCTAGATGGGACCCGTTCGCCCGGCCGCGCCAATATAACAAATAAGGGGCAAATTAACTGCCCCTCAGGTTAATTAGTGACCCTTCGTAAAGTGTAACTGTGCCTTGCGAGGTTTGACTGATTTAAGTTTGATAATCTTAAACTCTTTGTAACTGTCTTGCGATAAGTTTGCCTGTAAAGTCATTTTTAACTTTGTAGGGGATTGTGATGCTGTGCTCATGTTTTGTGAAGACATAGTGTGATCCACCGTTGCGTTTCTTTGTCCAACCTTGCAACTTAGCAAGTTTGAATAGTTGTTTAGTTGTCACACGATTTCTGGTGAAACAATACGCTTAGCACCGGGTGCGTGAGTGTAACGATTGCGGTCAGGATTAACGTGCCCTTCGTAACCATTGACAGACTTACGTTCTGCCGCTGCCTGTACATAAGCAGGCAGTGCAATGTTCATCTCATGATGCACATATTGAGTGCGCTTAGTGATAAGTGAGGATGCGAGGCGATACATAACGAAGTGAGAAAAGTGTGCTGTGGTTAGTGTTAATCAGTGGCGATCGCTAATGTTAAACGAACCCCAAGAAACATTAGGGGCAGGAATACGCCCCTCACGAATTGCCTTGTTACGTTGTGCCTCACGTTGCAACTGTTCAATGTAAGATTTCATGACAGATTGGCAGAGGTCATCGTTAGCGGCAGTGTCGTTAACGTAGAAGCAACCGTTGTGAACTTTTTTCATTGAGTGTTAGTTAGTGAAGAATGAGTGAGTGTTAGTTAGTGGTCAGGATTGCCACAGAGCGCGACGGCGGCGCTTCTCGACTTGCTTAGGGGTCAGGCAGCAACCCTGACCAAAGAATTCAGACTGACACCAGTTGCGAGGCGGGCAGTAGTTATCGCCAAAGGCAGCGAGGTTGGCGCGTATGCGTTGATCGTTGTTCATACAGACATTATAGGCACAGGCGGGGGCGGTCTGGGGTCGCCTGTGTGCCAGTCTGCCAGGTGGTTTCCTAACGCCAGGCATTTCTGTTCACAAACTCACCGGGAGTTTGTCTCATCGGGCGACAGGTAATATTCTGCCAGGTGTAACGTAAGATTGCACGTCGTGAGACATGCTTGAACGTATATTCTTTCAGTGGAGAGTTAAACCAACGGACTGCAATCCTACCCCTGATAGGTGATACTTTGAGAGTCCAGATTGAAGCAGAATCGTTACAGTTGAGAGTGAGCATGTAGTGAAGAAAAATGTTAGTTAACGTGGTGCCCGAAGGCATCAGTTATCAGCAAAGATATGCCAGGGGCAGTAAGTGCCACCGTCAGAACATGCAGTGAAATCGTAATACAATGCGCTGTCCCAAGTTGCTTCCCAATCAACAACAATAGCGGAAGGAATATCTAGGCACATGGTGTTAGTGTAAAATACCTCTGCAAAGTCAGCGGTTGATTGATAGCAACCCTGATAGCGTTCGTCACAATTTTCGACGTAAGATACGCATCCTTGCTCTTCAATCAGGGCATCAACTGCCTCGAATCCGATTGCTTCACCACAGCGAACATATTCCTCATAATAGTGAAAGAAATCATCTTCGCTGTGCTCATCGATGAAAGTCAACATTGCCTGAAGATCGTGCATCTCATCGAGCAGATTGTCGATCATATCAACAACACGACCGGTCAGGATTTCTTTGTAGTTGGAAGTCAAAGTGATGGACATGTGGTTTTTTGAACTGAGAATACAATAGACGATTTTGGGAGCAATGGGGGGAATAGTGGACACCCCCTCGATTGTCACATCCCATTCAGGAAGTCTGCCATTGCCTCCTGATACTCTTCAAAGGTAGCGAAGCGGTCAGCAAAGCGAGCAGGCACTTTGCCGGTCTCAGGTTGAGACTTAGGCAGGTCCCGACCTTTGGCGAGAATCTGCTGAGCGTAGGGGTTGTTTGTTTTCATGAAACCATTATAGGCACAGGGTGAGGCGGTTTGGGGGTGGCATTGTGCCAGTTCCCCAAGTGGTTTCAGTTGAAGACTAGTTGTGCAATACCCTCCACAATATCACCCAACTCGATAACAGTATGCCCGAGGTAATCTTCAACCCAGACATAAGAATTGCACTCATCATGCATAGAGTAAGCAACATCAATTGCGTGTTCTTGAGAGTAGCAAACCTCACGCTCATTCAGTTTGGGGCAGTGAACAATGTAGGTCATTTGTTCCTTTGTTTGTTTGACTTGTCTACAATACACGATCTGGGGTGCTGTGCCTATTTTGTGTGACACTAGTCCAACTGACCCCAGGCGGCCGCGATTCTCAATAAAAAAAGTAGTTGAGAATGATAGATTACGACTGCGTGGTGTAATCTATCTCTACAATTACACCTTGGGAGGCATCATCAAACTCCTCACAATCCCACTCGCTTTGATCTTCTATCTCTTGATACATTTCCTGAATGGTCATTAGAAACTCCCAAGGTGTTAGTGTTATTTAATCAGTTCAATCGCATACCAGAGAAGAACTCAACAGTTTCGCCATTAACTGTAACAAACCATTTGTGCTGCTTTTGAAACACTTTCTCACCAGGCAATCCATGCTCAGAAAGAATAGCGTTCAGGCGA